AGCTGTCCTATAATCACACCTAACCCGTAAAGCGCAAAGCGCGAGAGGTAAAGTAAAGAAAATGAAAACCCCCAACTCCATAGTGCCGAGTGCTGCGACGGGCTTGTATATGTCGCAGAGTAGATCAATCAACCACGGAGGCGAAGCACGCCGAGGTCAAAGATAATGACATTCCTGCACTAACGGCTATAAGGGATTTAGCCGACCCCCATAACTACCAACACACTCGAAAGGGCCGCGAGTATTAAAACAAAGAACCCCTATTTTATTATGGCAAAATACTACGTATCGCAAACACACGTTGAGTATATCGACGGTCGCCTAACTTGTCGAGAGGTCGTGCTAACCCGCGCCGACTCGCGAGTAAAAGATAGCGAAGGTACAAAGTATAAAAATGTCAAGCTGTTCCTGCATAAGCTGAGAGCATTAGGTATCCCAAACCTTCACATCAATGAGTATGAGAAGAAGCGATACAATAAACTCATCAGAGAGCAGAACAAAAGACACAAAGAAAGAAAGCTAACGGTTGCCGACCTTGCGAAGATGACCGAAGAAGCTGACAAAGAACTAACCAATCACGAAGGAGGTGAGTAAAACATATGGAGTTTATTATTTACATGGCGTTGGTCATTCTGGCCACGTTTATTATTATCGCAATCAATGAGGTAGCGAAAGAAGTGCGGGGCGTGCGCTCCGTCTTTGAGTCTCACTATCAACTTGAGCGTATACCGGTTAAGTCCGAGAACCCTTATAAAAGGAAAGGTGTAGAACTGTAATGTTTAAGGTTGGAGAGTTAGTAAAAAGAAAGACGTTATCAGATGGTAAAGCAAGGGCGCTATGTGTTGTTGTAGATAAGACCGAGGATAACTATACTCTTTATAATAACTCTACACAGACGTTAAATACTATTGCATGTGTAGTAATAAACAACCTATACACAAGACATAAGTGAGTATGTTTAGGTGGTGTGTAAGTGTATGCCTTAGTTATTGTTTTTATTAGTGTATGATAGTGATGTGCTTGTGTGTGTATTAAATGCGCTTGGTGTTTAGTATACCCATGCACACTCTATCGTCAACCTTTTATTCGTGTCAAGTCATATTATGTCCGCATTGATGGTTTTCTTTTGACAATCATTTGACATGCGCATGCCTTTGACATATCCTTGACATATACCGCTTGACTTCGCCGGCCATTGGTGGTATAATGTTTGCATAGAGTAAGGAGAATACCTATGAACTACACGACCGAGATGAAAGTTTACGATGCATTGGGCGCAATCATGTGGACGGCTATGCTATTCCTGCTCATGGCGTATTAGGAAACGCTAGCAATATCAACTACTTAGTTAGCCTTCCCCTTAAAGGAAGAGGATTATGCGCGAGAGTAATACTAAATAATATAATATCTATAGCGATTGTTATGCCGAGATTAAAGACAGTATTAAAAAAGGTAGGTTCAACCTCATTAGTTGTAGCCTTCTATGCGCCAGTGATTCTATACGTATACAGTTACGTGTTATTAGATTGTATCTATAGTAGAACTAACAATAACATTACATAATGTTTTGACATATGTTTGACAACCTTATTTGACAAACGCTTGACAGGGACCAGCCCCCTCCCCCCTCCTACCCGGAATCTATGTCTCCATAGCTTGACAGTATGCTGACATGTCGGTATAGCCCTTTTTCGATATCGCTGAGAAAATTTGAGATATGAGTTCGGATATTTGCGCCTAAAAAAATAGCTCCCAAAATATTTCCCAGATATATACAATGTGGGCTATAAGGAGCGTATGAAGGATTTCTTCAAAACGCCACCAAAGCATTCGTTTAAGGTGGGCGATTTGGTCACGTGCAATTGCCACGGTGGGCTAGCCATTATCATTGAGTTGTATGATGAGGGTGAAGGAGTAGCGATGAATATGGCCAAGATATGGTGGATAATATATCCACATGCAGGAATCAAAGAAAGAGATTGGATGCATACGATCGATGAGTTGAAGAAGTTTTCAATATTTCAAAAGATACGACGCAAAACTTTTTAGGCTAAGCTTAATTACTAGAGCATGGCGCCTATTAACTATGACAGTGTTACATTCGAGATTGGAGACTTGGTCAAGTTCATAGGATTTAATTATACACCAGATTATTACATACCAGCGGATGAGCTGGAGGCCATGGGAATCATAATAGATGTAGTTACAGTTAAGGGGATTTATATAACGCGTGCATGGATGTACCGGGTATATTGGTTTAAGACTGAGCGTATAACTGAAACGGTCGCTGCGCACCTTCAAATCGCGCGCGGGAGAAATGCGCGATAATATCCTACAGTCCCGGTGCGCATCGGAATTACCGGACTATTTACTGTGTATGGAACTCTTATTAACTCCCTATAAACTTCGTGCACTCATCAGCGAGGAACTTACTCGGTCAGATAAGTCCGAAATTCGCGATATCATCTCTACGGAGCTTGACAAACGTTTTCGCGCTGCAGACTTTAAAAAGCTTTTGGCAGATGAAATTGGTAAAGTTATCAATGATAAGGCAACGAAGGAAGAGATCGGCGAGATAACCAAGAAAGTACTTAAGAAGCTTTATAAGGACATTTCATACCATCACCCCTACATTATCGATCGTATTAAGGTTTAAACTAACACTATGAATTCATTTTTCTATTTTCCATTGATGGGCACCGCTTTATTTGCCTTAATCAATAGCAACGGCCCTTCGACAAACTTTTCTGATAGCAAAGAGCTAAATGAAGTTTGTGATGTTGACTACTCTCGTTTGTCTGCAATTGCACTCTGCAAGATTGACGACCCGGACATGTCTTTCGAAGAAAAGGTACGAATCTGCACGTTGAAGATGCGCGTCACAAACCCGCCACCTAAGCTTTAAGTATTTTATTACATATATAGTATGTGGGTACATACGACTTTAAGATCGGCGATATCTTATACGATACGATTAGTAAGGATATCGGTATTCTTATTGGTCGGTTTGATAACGGCAATGTTATGCGAGAGCATGACTTTTATTTGTGGGTATGGGAAGTTTACTGGACACGTGAGCTTCACCAATTCTATTCGGAAGATGGGCTAAAAAATATGGTGACATCTGAGAGACTAATCCACTTTGGGAGCTTATAGTTGGTTGCACGTGCTAGTTAACGATGTTATACTGACTTTTAAAACAAAAAATTTAGGGAAAAAAATTGGACAGAAAAAATCGCGATTTAACTGATTCAACTTCGGATGTGCCGCCGACCGGGGCGCTTGTGTCTGCAAAAGTGTATGACGTCTCCGGTGCGGAGACTATTGCGAAGGGGTTTATTCTTAAAACGATTGTCGGGGTCCAAACTTCGCTTTTCTCGACCCTTTCGATTTACCTACTTGCTACCCACACTACTGAAACTATTTTTGCTAATCAAATTATAGAGGTTTTGTCTTACCCCGCGTAATTACTTTGTGGGTACCTTTTTCAAAAAAGCAAAAAAACTCTATGCCGGCCTGTGTTACGTGGCTTGGTTCGCAAACATATTTGTTCTTTTGGTGGGCACCGTTCATTCCAATAAAGAGCTTCAAATTCTTGCTTTAATCAATATGATTTTGCTTAGTTTTATTTTATTAAAAGACACAAACGAAAATTCGACATAGTTAGTAATAGGCGGGCGAAGAATTGAAGAACTTAATACTAGCTATTATGTGTTCCCTCGGGTGTGTCACGGATTACGGTATAGTAAAGGGTGGCGAAACAGAGTATGTATACGTCACAGAAACCGAAACAGTCACAGAAACTGTGACCGAAGAGATAGAGGTTCCTGTTTATATAGAAGTAGAAGTTCCTGTTTATATTGATACTGGGTTCGACGACCCTGGACTAATATGGGTAGATTCTTTCACGCAACCAAATACCGTAGATGGAATAGATATTCTTTGGGTTATCGATACTTCAGGCTCGATGCATCGTTTTGATTCACAATTGTTGTTAGGTATTGAAACTATGCTTTTAGCTTTGCCACCAACAAGCTGGCGGTTAGCGATGATTTCTAATGACCCAGCGCGCGCAGTTATGGAAAGCCAATTTCCGCTAGTCCCAGGTGACGATATATTGGATGCAGAGTCAATGTACTCAAGTATGGGCCGCGGCGGCAGAGAAGAGGGTTTTGACTCAGTATATGAGTATATTGTAAATAACCCTTATTCTGCTACGTGGATGAGACCAGATGCAGGTCTCCTGGTAGTATTTCTTTCTGATGAAGAAGAACAGAGTGATGATCACTTTATAGATACTGTTGACTTTATAAATTGGTACAGGAGCCTTCGTGGAGGTTCGGTCTTTATCGCAAGCATTATAAACTTAGATGCAACCGAATCTGTTTGTTTATTCCCTCCTAATCCAATTGATGTTGGTGCGCGCTATATGGATGCTACTAACTCTTTTGGTGGTAACATAATTGATATATGCTCTGATGATTGGACGGCCGGCGTTGCTGACGCTGCATCCTCGTTAGAGCCACATGAATCATGGACTTTAACACATACGGCGGAAGCAGATTCTGTACGTGTGTTTATAAATGGGGTTGTGCAAGACCCCGGGATGACTACGTGGCTTTATTCGCCCACTGATAATACAGTATACTTTTCCACTATTCCGGCCGGCTCTGCATTAGTGGAAATCGGATACAGGTATTATCCCACTACTACACCCACTGACACTGGGCCATAAGGAAAAAAATGAAATACTTAAAACTACTCTTGTTGATGATAATGTCAACGGTAGCATATGCTGCACCTGCCACTGGAACCTACTCGCCAGACAAACCTAATGAGACAATAAGCTCTAGCATGTCTTCTATAGAGACTAAAGTTAGAAGCGCTGCGGTACGAATTACAGTGCCATATACCGGTGGTCATGGCTCGGGCTCATATATTAAATACAAGGATATGCACATTGTGGTTACGGCGCAACATGTGTCAAATGGCGCTCTCGGGGCGAACTATCTTGTTACTTATAAACAAGAATCCCACATCGGAACATTGATTTACTCAGATCCACAAAACGATATAGCTATTTTATATCTTTTAACACCATTCCGTACAATCGAGCCTATGAAATATAATCCTCTCGAAGATGTTGCGGATGTTGGAACCAATATTGTCTATTCTGGATATCCTTCTAGCCACAAATTGATGTCTTTCACCGGAAGGGTGGCAGGATATGCAGATGGAGAAGGAGTTGGAAAACAAATTATTCTACAGACTTACGGATGGTTTGGGTGTTCTGGTTCTATGATTTATACTTTAAAGGGACAACAAGTTGGTGTACTATATGGTGTTGATGTCGAATATTATCCCAATACACAAGTTCAAGAGAACATGATCTGGGTTGTTCCAATTAATCAAGTTAAAATAGAAAAGGCTATTAAGGATTTTTGTTATGGATTCCCTGGCAAAAGACCAAAAGCGTGTAAATGAAATATAACTGGAATAAGTTTATTACAGAAGGTGAACTAAAAGCCGTAGGAATTGTTGCTTGTTTAAATAATAAGCAACAATTTTTGGTTATTAGGCGTTCAGATATCGATAGGCGAGCTGGCCAGTGGACCCTTCCTGGTGGGCATATCGATGAATTTGATGGTTCTATTGAAGCGGGGGCTGTCCGAGAGTTAGATGAAGAAGCAGGGTTAAGGTGTTCTATCTCTGATTTACAATATCTGGGGGAACCCAAGGAAGGGAAACACTATTTTTTGACTTTAAAATGGGATGGAGAGGTTAATGTAGACAAACCAAACCCTAAAACCGGCGATATTGAGCACGATGATTACCGATGGTCAACTATTAATGAGATAAAAGACATAGCTAATACCAAAATTCCGATCTATTTATTGGAGAAAGCTTTGGAGATGTCTAAAAATGAAACTGATTCTTGAAAATTGGCGATTATTTACCGAGTCGCATACGAAAGAACACGAAGAAGAACTTAAAACCATTGTTGGCGAGCTTGAAAAAGCCTCAGAGATGCATGCCGGCCAAGCAAAACGTATTCAGCAGATGCTTGATGAAACCGATGATGATAAGTTAGAAGAAGGTGAGGGGAAAAATTGTGGATGTGGACAAGATCCTTGTAAAACTTATGGGGTTCAGGTAAAGATTGGCGAAGATGAACTCGAAGAAAAGAAAAAACCAGGACTTTGGGCAAATATTGCCGCAAAGAAGAAAAGAATAAAAGCTGGTTCGGGAGAAAAGAAGGC